GCATGGTATAATTGTACCATGCTTAATTATATTATGAGGTTTATGTGAAAGAATTTTTATTCGTAGAAAAGTACCGACCAAAAACTATAGCTGATTGCATTCTCCCTCAAGCACTCAAAGATACTTTCCAAAGTATTATTGATGGGGGAGAAATACCAAATATGATGTTTAGCGGTTCGGCTGGTGTAGGTAAGACTACCGTAGCTAGAGCGTTATGCAATGAGTTAGATCTTGACTATATGATTATTAATGGTTCCGAGGATGGAAACATTGATACACTTCGTGGTAAGATCAAACAGTTTGCAAGTACAGTAAGCTTACATGGTGGACAAAAGGTTGTTATCCTCGACGAGGCTGATTACCTAAACCCACAATCTACTCAACCTGCATTGCGTGGGTTCATAGAGGAGTTCTCTTCTAATTGTAGATTTATACTTACTTGTAATTTTAAGAATCGTATTATTGATCCTCTCCATTCGAGATGTTCTATATATGAATTCAACTTAGGGAACAAAGCAGTGATGGCACAGGCATTTATGTCTAGGCTTCAATTCATTCTTGATTCCGAAAACATTACATATGACAATGCAGTTATTGCAGAACTCATTATGAAATACATACCAGACTGGAGACGTGTCATAAATGAATGTCAGCGGTATGGCATGAGTGGTACTATCGATACCGGAGTTCTTGTCACTCTATCCGAGTCAAGTGTTCAGGCATTGATGGAAGATCTTAAGACTAAAAACTTTAAGAAGATGCGTAAGTGGGTAACAGATAACATGGACGTAGAATCAACAAAGCTTTTTAGAATGGTGTATGACAATATGATTACGTATGTCCAACCTTCGAGTATCCCTCAACTGGTCCTGATCCTTGCAGACTATTCTTATAAGGATAGCTTCGTGGCTGATCATGAACTAAACGTGGTGGCATGCATGACAGAGATCATGTCACAAATTAAATTTAAATAGGAGTACTGTAATGGATGATTTAGCAAATTACGCAACTATTATAATGGCTTTAGCTATGGTAAATGTTGTATGGCAATTAGAAAAGGCAAGTAAATTGCTGGGGCTAATTAATAGATTCTTAATAGAAGGAGCGGAAGAAGATGAGTAAGTATTTAAACATAACACCACGTGGTGAGACACGCAATTTCTTTGGCAAAAACCTTAGGAAAGACTTGACTGAATTCTTACACAATGAGATCATTGAAGTAATGTTCGAAAAGGTTGATGGTACTGAACGTAAGATGTTGTGTACCCTTCAGTCTAATGTGATCAATCAAGACTATGAATCATATGATGACACTAATCCTCCTAAGATAATCAATGAAGAGGTGATGCGAGTATTTGATACTGAAGCAAGTTCGTGGAGATCATTCCGTTTGGCTAATCTTAAATACGTTAAGACTGATCTAAAAGGATTACCAAAAGAAATCAAACAAAGGGCAAGAGCAATTGATGGGTTTGGAGAGTGAATCCATTTGAGTTAATCAAATCTATATCCTCTTCTAAAAAGGATATACTAGAGAATGAGAAAGAATACAATGCCTTTATGGTTAATCGTGGTCTATCTTATTTCCCTGATACTGTGATATACGCCAATGAAATGAATAAGTTCCACCATCTGGATGGCAAACTGCAGTATCATTTTCTTATAAATATAGTTAGAAAACGAAATAGGTTTTCTAAGTGGAACAAATCTATAGATGATGAGAATATCAATGCTATTAAAACCTACTATGGTTATAGCAATGAGAAAGCACGTGATGTCCTTCCGCTTTTAAGTAATGACAACTTGAATACTATAAAAGGAAGAATACAGCATGGCGGAATACAACGATGATGATCTGGTAAATTGGAAACCAGAGATGATGTTAGAAATTACAATAGCAGAACCAGATGATTTCCTTAAGATTCGTGAAACACTTACAAGAATAGGTGTGGCTTCGAAGAAGGATAATAAATTATATCAATCATGTCATATCCTTCATAAGCAAGGAAGATATTTTATAACTCATTTTAAAGAGTTATTCTTATTGGATGGTAAGCCATCTAATCTTACACAGAATGATCTTAAACGTAGGAACACAATTGTCAAACTAATGGATGATTGGGGATTACTAGAGACCATAGCACCTATTGGTGACACAGCAGCACTAAACCAAATTAAAATTATTAGTCACAAAGATAAATCAGACTGGGAATTATGTCCCAAATATAATATAGGTATTAAATAAAACCTGTATAAATAGAATTGAGTATGCCGAAAGGGTATTCATTTTATAACCTTGCTATAATATAGGAGGACAATTATGTCAAACTTAGCATTTAACTTCCCAAGGGATACGTTCCTTGGATTTGATCAACTTTTTGAAACACTATCAACAGTACCATTTAACGGTACAACCGAAGCACGTAGCTCTGGCTGCCCACCATATAATGTTATTCGAAAAGCTGATGGTCATTTTCTTATTGAGATCGCTGTTGCAGGATTCAGTAAAGATGACATCGACCTAACTCTCGAGAAGGGAGTTTTGACTGTCACTGGTAATAGACCTACTGGTGCAGTAGATAGAGACTACGCACATCGTGGAATCTCTTCAAGAGGATTTGAAAGACAATTTACTATAGCTGATACCGTACAAGTTATTGGTGCAGATATCGTAGATGGTTTGCTTGTCATTGCTCTGGAAAATAACATTCCAGAAGAGGATAAGCCTCAAGTCATTAAGTTAGGTAAACTAAACAAAGCAGCAACTTTGCTGCTAGGTTAAACACTAAGGAGCATTATGGCATATTCAGACCAAGTTTTAGATCACTACAATAATCCACGCAATGTGGGTGTAATGGATCAGCATGATCCAAGTGTAGGTACTGGTATGGTAGGTGCTCCTGCTTGCGGCGATGTAATGCGACTTCAAATAAAGATTGAAGATGACGTAGTTACTGATGCCAAATTTAAAACATATGGCTGTGGATCAGCTATCGCTTCTAGCTCACTATTAACTGAATGGGTAAAGGGTATGACAGTAAATGAAGTAGAATCTATAAAGAATACTTCTATTGTTGAAGCTCTTAGTCTTCCACCAGTAAAGATACATTGTAGTGTACTAGCAGAGGATGCAATCAAATCAGCTATCAAAGATTATAAATCAAAACAACACAGGTAAATTATGAATGAAATTAAATTAATCCGATTAACTTCGGGTGAAGAGATATTAGTGTATGTAGTAAATGAATCAGGTTTAACATTAACAGTAACACATCCGGTTCTTTTAATTCCAAATAAAGATCAAATTGGCTTCATGCCTTATATGTCTTATTGTGAAATGGATAAAATGATAATTAAGAAAGATCATATCATGTTTAACCTTGTACCAACCGATGATTTAAAAGATCAATATAAACAAATGCTTCACGGCGAAAACGTTATCCAATTGAACGAGACTCCAAAAATATTAACATAAACATATGTACTTTTTGTGGTATCATGTTATAATGGTACCATGACAAATTCTTTCTATGCTAATGCTTTCCGTTATGGTAAGGTGATCAAATATATGGGTTACGAACACGGTAAGAAGGTTTCTTTTACCGTTCCATACAAACCAACCTTATTCGTTACCAATAAAGGTAATAACAAACATGACTGGAATGCCTTAGACGGTACTTCCGTTGAGCCTATTGTATTCGGTTCAATGGGTGAAGCCACTGACTTTACAAAGTCTTATGCAGATGTACCTTCTTTTAAAATCTTTGGCAACAATAATTATGTTGTACAGTATCTTAATGAAGAGTTCCCTGGTGAGATCAAGTGGGATCGTAATCTTATTAATGTTACCTCCCTCGATATAGAATGTAAGTTCGGTGATGGTTTCCCTGAGCCGGCTCTGGCTGATCAGGAAGTAACAGCAATCACCACTAAGAATAATATCGATGATACCTATTACACATTTGGTTGTGGTGAGTATGATGTAGAAAAAGCATTGATGCAAACCAACACTGTTGTTTATGTAAAGTGTGCAGATGAGAGAGAACTCTTACACAAGTTTGTCTATCACATGAATACTACATCCCCTGATGTTATCACTGGATGGAACGTAGAGTTCTTTGATATCCCATACCTTGTTAATCGTATTGCTAAGATCAATGGCGAGCAAACAATGAAGCGTTTGTCTCCATGGCGTATGGTTGATGCACGTGAAACACATACTGGCTTCGGTCAATCTACAATCAAATATGAATTAAAAGGTATTGCTATCTTAGACTATATGGCAATCTTTAAAAAGTTCGGTTACTCATATGGTCCACAAGAATCATATAAGCTTGACCATATTGCAAGTGTTGTTCTCGGTGAGAAGAAGCTTGACTTCGGTGAAGCCTCTGACCTAAATGAATTACATGAGAATGATTACCAAAAGTTTATTGATTATAATATTAAGGACGTAGAACTCATTGATCGTATGGAAGATAAGCTTGGTCTTATTACTCTATGTCTAACCATGGCATATAAAGGTGGTGTGAACTATGAGCAAGTACTTGGTACTGTGGCTATATGGGATTCACTAATCTATAGAGACTTGCATGCTAAACGTATTGCTGTCCCTATGAATTCTGAATCATTCAAAGGTGCATATCCCGGTGGTTATGTTAAAGAACCTCAAGTAGGTATGCATGACTGGGTATGTTCATTCGACCTTAACTCTCTATATCCAAGTATCATTATGCAATACAATATGTCTCCCGAGACTATACTACTTGATGATGAGCCAGGGGTAAATGTTGAATCAGTTCTTCGAGGTGATATCAATAACACTAAACCACATACAGCTTTGGCAGTGAATGGTACAAGATTTAGTACAAAGAAGCTTGGTGTATTAC